ACGGTGCCGTTCTGCTTCACGACCAGCGTGCCCGCCGTGGGGCGCGGCCACTGGAGGTTCCGCGAGAACTGCGCGGTCCCGCCCGCGTCGCCGACGGCGAACGTCTCACCGTCGATGAAGTTGGACGAGTACCACTTGTTGAAGACCTTGTTCATCTCCGTGCCGGCGACGATCGAGCCCTTGTCGCTCGCGTAGCGCGGACGGTAGAACGCCACGCCACCGATCGGGCCGGTCATCGGCTGGACCGAGCTGATCTGCGTGGCGACGAGCCGGATGGCCGTGCGCCGGATGACCGGCAGCACGTACTTCATAAACGGCCCGACCGAGAGAGCGCGAGTCTCCTCGTTGAGCCGCTTGAGGTGACGAACCTCCTGCTCGATCATCAGGGCGGCGATGCCCCTGACGTACTGCTTCTGGCCGGCGGTGGCGTGCGGCCCCAGCTCTTCGTCGAGACCGACGAGGAGCTTGTGCCACTTCGCCACGTAGCGGCCAATCACCGACTCGTCGGTGATCGGAACGGACTCCTGAAGCTCCCGTTCCTTCTGGCGGCTGGCCGAGCTGTTGCCCTCGGCCAGCATCCTACGCGCGGTCATCATGGGTGAGTCGTGCCTCCTTCGTTAGATGCCAGGAGCCCGCACAGGCCCGTTGGCGAGTTTCGTCTGTTCGGTGAGCGAGGTGCCGATCTCCGCGAGATCGTCGGCCGCCTCGCCCCCTTCGTGCCCTTCGTAGAGCTGCGCCGCCTCGGCCTGCTCCGAGACCACGCGCTCCTCCTCGTTGAACGTCTCGCGACCCTGCGACATCGCGCGGCGCACGCGCTCGGAGACGCCGCCCGGCTCGGCCGCGCCCGTCTCGCCGCGCGTGGCGGCCTCGTCGATGAGGACGCGGGAGGCGAGCTTGCCGGCCTTCACCGCCTCCATGATCGAGTCGCGCTTCGGGTGGCCGATGAGGCGCCGGTGCGCGTAGCCGACGAGCGCGGCGCGGTCGTTCTGCTCGACGTAGAGCTTGAGCTGCTTCTCCCGCTCGGCGAGCTTCGTGGTCGCCTCGGTGAGCGCCTTGTCCTTCTCGGCGATCGCGGCCTTGAGCGACTCCTCGATCTTCGCGATCCGGCCCTCGACATCCTCGCGGAGCTTCGCTTCGCGGGCGGCGACGCTCGTGGCGCGGCGCTCGGCGGCCTGCGCGCGCTCCTCGGCCTCGCTCATCTTCGCGGCCAGCTCGCCCTCGGCGGCCTTCTTCGCCGTCGCGATGTTCTTGTCGGCGGTCGCGATCGCCTGCTCGACCTTGGCCGACAGCTCCTTCGGCGAGCGGATCGACTCGACGGGGCCGATCATGTTCCGCACCTGGGCGGCGTCGGGGCGACCCGTGATCTTCTGCTCGATGAAGACCGCGTAGGCGAGCACCTTGCCCTTGCGATCGAGGTCGGCGGCGCGCGCCTGCTCCGTCTTGAGCTGGCTCTCGACGGTCGCGAGCTGCTTCTTGAGCTGGTCGGCGTGCGACTCCTTCTCGTCGATGATCTTCTGCGTGTCGGGCGCGGGCCGGTAGGGCGCGATCGCCTCGGCGATCTTCTTGAGCGTGAGCTTGGCGCCGGCCAGCTCGGGGTCGGAGGCCATCTCGGAGCGGACCTCTTCGGTCACGTCCTTCTTCATCTCCGCGAGGGCGCGCACGAGCTTGACGGCGAAGTCCTCGCGCAGCTCCTTGCGGACCTCCGCGTAGACCTCGGCCTTCATCTCCTCGCGGATCTTCGGCGCGGCGAGCTTGACGGCGTCGAGCGCCTCGCCCTCGGCCTCGGCGAGCAGACGGTCCTTCGCGTCCTCCTCGATCGTGAGCTGGGCGATCTTGTGGGCCTTCTCCTCGATCGACTCGACGAGCTTCGGGAAGCGAGCGCGGAGGTGGTCCTCCGTGACCTTCTGCTCCTCTTCCTCGGAGACGATCGCCGGGTAGGCGTCGTGGCACGCGGGGTCGGAGACGAAGTCCCACGTGTTGAGGCGGAAGTCCTCGCCGACCACGTCGTGCCCGGACGGGCCGCTCGTGGTCGAGCCCATGCCGCGCGAGGACATGCCGACCGAGGCGCCCCGGCGGAGGAAGGCGGCGAGCGCCTGCCCGGCCGGGGCTTCCTCGACGACCTCGAAGCGGCCACGGACCTCGCCCGTGGGCTCGATCCAGAGGTCGCGGACGATGGCCCCGGACTCCTTGAGGCGCGTCTTCCCGTCGGTCGGGTGATCGACGACGGAGTAGACGCTGGCCTGCTCGATCCTCGGCTTGAGCCGGTTGATCTCGCGCTCCATGACGGAGCGCGGATACACGCGGCCGTTCGCCGTCGGCGTGTCGCAGTGCCCGATCTTGCCCTCGACGACGAGCTTGCCGCCCTGCGAGCCTTCCACGATGTTCAGCTTGTAGATGCCTTGCAGGTCGGTCAGAACTCGACGGCTCATGGGTGATCTCCTCGGTGTTCCGGGTCCGGGGCCTTGTCCTCAGTGCGCGACGAAGTGGTCGATTACTCGACCGACTTCATCACCTCCGCGATGTCGTTGAGGTCGGCCGCGAGGTTGCGGAGGTTCGACTCCGCCGCCTCCATGTTGATCTTCGCGCCGGACTCGATGGTCGAGAGGTTCTCGGCGGCATCGCTCGCGATGCCTTCGAGGTGGCGACCGATGAGGACGCGCGGGTCGTTCTCCTCGACCTGCTTGCCCTCGGAGAGCCCGCTCTTGATCTCCTTCGCGATCGCCTCGTACCAGGCGGTCGCCGTCTCGCCGACGGCCTTGAGCCCCTCGGCCAGCTCGCCGGTGCTCTCGGCGGCCTGCGCGTTCTCCTTGAGGGAGTCGCGGAGCGCCGTGAGGTTGCCGACGACGGCCGAGAGCGAGTTCTCGTCCTCGTGCTTGGCGCCGTGGCCCTTGCCGTGGTGCATGGCCGGGGGCTTGAACGACTCCAGGCCCTTCTTGAAGGCGTGCTTCTTGCCGAGCTTGACCTTCATCTCCTTGACCTTGTGCTGCTTGGTCATGGAGGCGGTCGCGCCCATCTTGCCGTGCGCCTTCGCGCGCGCGGCGTGGCGCATCACCGCGCCGCTGAAGCCGTGCATCTCGCCGAGGACGCCGAAGTCCGCGAGGATGTGCTCCATCGCCTCGACGACGCCGACGAGCGTGTCGCGGTCGATCGTGTTCGTCTCGCCCTCGGCGAGCTGGCTGTAGAACGAGTCCACGACCGCGAACGCCGCTTCGAGCTTCGGCGACGGGTTCTCGGCGATGTCTTCGAGCGCGTGGACGACGTGGAGCGCGCCCTCCAGCTCGTCCTCGTCGAGACCGTCCACGTCCTGCTCGGTCATGTTGAGGACCGCGTCGATCGACTCCTTCATCTCGTCGTCGTCGCCCTTGTCCTCGCCGTCGCCCTTCGGCGCGGCCGGGGGAGCGGGCGGAGCGGGCTTCTCGCCGCTCTCGTCGTCGCCCGCCGGCTTCTCCTCGCCGCCCTTGTCGGCGTCGGCCGGCGGCTCGGTCGCCTTCGTGGCGCCGTAGTCCTGCTCGCCCGCGCCTTCCTGACGGACGGGCACTTCGGTCCGGGGCGTGGCCGCTTCGTCGTCCACGGCCGCCGCGCGCTTGGAGCCGGAAGACTCGAAGAGGTGCCCCAGGTTGAGCGCCTTGAGATCCTCTTCCATCGAACCGGCGGGCCTGTTGGCCTCTTCCCCGAACATCAGCATGACTACTTCGTCTCCTTCTCGGCGCCGGGGTTCCCGGCGAGGGTGGCGAGGAACTGGGCACCGAGGCGGAGCTGTCCCGCGACGGCTCCGACGCCCTCGTAGACGCCCTGCAACTCGGCGGGGTCTTCGCGTCGCGCCCCCGCGAGAGCCTGCAAGGCGTACTTGAGGTCTGCGGCGATGTCTTTCGCCGCAGCGGTGATGGCCTCGGGCGTGTCGGTCCTCTCGTCGAGCGTCTTCATCGCAGCGGACGCCATCCCGGCGGCCTCGATGAGCGACGACTGGAGGGAATCGACGGCCCGCGCGAGCGACTCGGCGTCGGCGGGGTTGTCGAGGGTCACGCTCTCGACTTTCCTGCCGAGCTTCTCCATCTGCTCGCCAACGACCGTGTGCCACCAAGCGTCGCGAGCGATCGAACGCTTGGCGATCTCGGTCGTGATCTTCTGCTGGAGGTCGCCCGACGTGTGGAGCGCGTTCGCGATCGTGGCGACCATCGGGGTCGCTTCGTCGAGCTTGCCGTCGAGGATCTTGTCCACGGCGGCCTTCGCCGTCTCCATCACCTCGGTCGCCGCGTCGGCGACGGGCATGGGGATCGAGAAGACCTCGGGCTTGTCGAAGGTGATCTTCCCGCTCTTGTCCTCGTTCACACGGACGCGGAGGAGCGTCCCGTTCTTGTTCGCGAGGGCGTGGAGCGGATACGTGGCGACCAGCTCGGCGGGACCGCCGGCCCAGTCGGGCTTCGCGAGCGCCTCGGCGATGCGATCACGACGCGCTTCGAGCGACTCGGACTTCAGCCGCGAGAGCACGTCATCGGTGCCGCGCACCGATCGGAGCGCATCGACGATGGCAGCTGAGTTCGCCACAGGTCGCATCTCCTGACCTGTGCTTTGTAGCGTCTACAGTTATCCCTGCAAAGAGAAAAGTGATGCCCCTCGATGGGTGCGTCAGCTGCCGTCGATGGGCAATCAGTAGGGCCGGAAGCCGTTTCCGTTGTGACGGCCGAAGCCGTTCGACTCCGGGTGGCCGCGCCCGGCGGGCGCCGCCTGCACGAACCCTCGATGGTTCGTGAGGGCGTTCCTCTTGAAGAGGTCGAAGAAGTCGCGGCGCTCGCGGTCGCGCTGGGCGAAGCCGGTCTGGTCGTTTTCGAGGATGAGCCCGAGCTTGTCCATGATCTCGGTGTGCCGGCGGTTGGACTCGCGGTAGCGCCACTCTTCGAGGCGGCGCTGCGCGTCCCACGCCTGCCACTCGCGCGCGGGCGCGTTCGGCGCGGGCGGCTCGGGGATCGCCTGACCGGAGAGACCGCCCTCGGGGGCGGAGCCGCCGGCACCGGGGGCGGGCGGCATCGGGGGCGGAGGACCGCCACCCATCGGGCCGCCCATGCCCATGCCGAGACCTTCCTGCTGCTCCTTCTTCCTCTGCTTCTCGATCGCGTTGATCTCGGCCTCGCCCATGTGCAGGACGTTCTCCTGCACCCAGCGGACGGAGGTGAAGGGCGCGATGCGCTGCGCGTAGTCGGCGCGCGCGTTGAGCACCTCGTAGGCGGCCAGCTCGTAGATCCCCGAGGGGATCGTCATCTGGATGGAGAACTCGGCGTCGTAGGGGTTCTTCATCCCGCGCGCGGCGAGGTGGACGCGGCAGATCCGCTCGTAGCCGAGCTTGATCTCTTGCTGGAGGTTCAGCGTCACGCGCGCGGCGCGCACGTCCTCGTTCGAGAGGACGCCCTTGCCCTGGATCGGCTCGTCCTGGCCGAGCCACGCGCGCGGCACGTTGAGCGTGCCGTGGAGCATCCGCTTGAAGTAGTCGATGTCGTCGATCGTCTGCCAGTCGGGCGCCGAGACGACCTCGACGCGCGCGAGGTCGCGGCCCTCGCGGACGCCGACGATGAAGTCCTCGTCCTGCGCCAGCGGCTTGTAGCGCATATCGAGGCGACCCGTCGCCGGGTTCACCATCTTCTTCTTCTTGAGGTCGCGCTTCATGCGCTTCAGGAAGCCCTCGACGCGGTCGGGCGGAACGTCGCTCACGTCCACGTAGAAGGCGTAGCGCGGGATTCGCTGGAGGCGGTAGATCATCGCCGCGTCTTCGAGCATGACGAGGCGCTTCCAGATCCACCGCGCGCCCTCGGCGACCGAGACGCCGTAGGGCGAGCGCCGCCGCGTCGAGCGGAGGCGGAAGTGGACGACTTGCCAGTCCTCGAAGAGCGCGAGCGACTTCGGGATCTCGATGTTGCCCGCGAGCATGGCGCGCAGCTCGTGGCTGTTCGCCGTGAACTGGCCGGTGATGTCCTGCACGTAGCCGATGAGCGAGCCGTCGAGCGCCTCGACCCGGCGCATGGTCGGCGCGGGGAGGTGGTTCAGGCCGACGACGCCGTTCTCGGTGACGAGCACCTCCTCGAAGTCGTTGCCGTACATGTCGGTCGTGTACGCCTGCGACCACAGCTCGTACTCCGCGCGCAGCTTCTTGTGCATGAGGTCGTCGTTGATCGCGCGGATCGCGTCGTCGTCCGAGACCGTCCAGATGACCCGGCCGTCGGTGATCGAGGGCTGGATCGCGTCGTTCGCGAAGTACTTGAACGCGGAGTTGTGCGCGACCGCGCCCTCGACGATGAAGTTGTGGGTGTCGGTCGTGATGTCATAGACCTTCGCCTTGCCGGCGGGCGTCGGGTCTTCGAGGAGCGTGACCGTGCCCCAGCGGGGCTCGACGAGCGCGGTGATGCCGGTCGGGTTGAAGCCGGCGAACATGCCGATGAGCGTCGCGCCCTTCAC